GTCTCGCGTTGGTGGCCGCAGGTTTCGGAATACCGGCAGGAATAACGTTCCATCAGATGGAATAAGCCATGGGCATCCTGATCAGCTTCCTCGAACTGCTGCTCTACATCGCGGTCATCGTTTTTGTGGCCTATTGCGTCGAGTGGCTGATCACGAGCTTCATGGGCTGGTCGATCGACGCCAACGTCTACAAGTTCGGCAAGATCATCGTCGGCTTGCTGTGCCTCATCGCGATCGTGGTCTGGATCGCCAGCGTGTTGGGCCTGGGCGTCGGGTTTCCGCACTTCCTGGTCTACCGGGGATAGGGCGGGTTGGCGCGAGGTTAGGTGCCGGTTATGGCCGGTCGGAAAGGCTTGAAGGAAACCGCATGACCCGTGGACGAAGATGCCGACCGTATTGACGGCGATCATTCCCGCCGGAGAGACCGTATCCGATGTGGTCAATCTTGCGGGTGCCACTGCCGTTGTCGGCATCGCCATGCCGCCGGACTGGACCTCGGCGACCACCACGATACTTGGTTCGCCGGATGGTGTTTTCTTTTACGAGTTGCACGATGGCGTCACCGGGCTCGAGCTTGCTTTCAATGTCAGACCCGGTTCGTTGGTGATGCTCAACCCGAACCGGCTGCGCAGTTGTGTCGCGATCAAGCTGCGCTCTGGCACGAGCAGCAATCTGGTCGTGCAGGAAGGCACGCGCCAATTCGGCATTGTTGTCGAGGGCGACGTCGCGGCGCAGCCGGGCACGGGCACCACTGCGCATGTCATCGAGGACGGCAGCAATGGTTTTCACGGCGTCGAGCAACAATTCGAGGCACGGGGGCCGATGACAGTTGCGCTTCAGACGTGGGCGAAATCGAGCAATCGCGAAGTGGGATTTGAAATCTTCAACTCTGAGGGCGGCGCCAGAGTGTATTTCGATCTCGCCAACAACGAGATCTATGCCAATTATACCCACGGCGGCGGCTTTGCCATTTTCAACGAGGCGATCGAGGGGCCTGGTGCGAATGGCTGGTGGAAGTGCAGCGCCGCGATCGATCTTGCTCCGATCAGCCCTGGCCACACGTTTCGGATCATGATCGACAAGGACAAGTCTGGCGGTCAGGTCTGGCCCGGTGACGGCGTCAGTTTTGTGCATGTCTGGCAGCCATCGTTGACGGAGGATGGCGGTTCCAATCTGCTGGTAAGCCCGGAGGACTTAACCGATCCGAGCTGGGAGCCGTCCGGCGCGACGGTGCAGAATTTTCCCGGCGATATTCTGCCGGCGGCGCCATGATGCAATCGATGAAGGAAACAGCATGACCCGTGGTCCGCGTCCGATTCCGACGCATCTCAAGCTCTTGCGTGGCAACACCGGCAAGCGCCCGCTCAACAAGGACGAGCCGCAGCCCGAGCCATTCACCGATGTGCCGGACCCGCCGTCGTTCGTGACCGGCTATGCGGCCGACGAGTGGTGGCGCACGGCGACGGAGCTGCACCGGCTCGGCCTGCTGACCAAGGTCGACGTGCCGGCGCTCGCCGCCTACTGCTACGCGTTCGGCCAGTGGAAGATGGCGGCGGAGTCGCTGCATCGCATGCAGTCGGGCGATCCGGTCATGAACGGCATGATCATCAAGAGTAAGTACGGCGACTCCATCGTCAATCCGCTGGTGTCGATCGTGCGCAAGCACGCCGCGGATGTCGTCCGCTATGCGGCGGAGTTCGGCCTGACGCCGGCCGCGCGCAGCCGCATCTCGGCCGGCATCCACGGCGACAACTCGCAGAGCAAGTTTGCTGGACTCCTCGCCGGTTAAAGACATGCGCAGTCGTGAATACCAGGAGGCATTTGAACAGTTCGAGCGCGAGTGTAATGCAATGATCGACGAGGCCACGCATCACATCAGATTGCAAAAGTTTTCGTTGAAGCCGGGAGAGTTCCTGGTCTTCACATGCGACTTGTTGCTCGATAAGGACCAAATAATCGCGCTGCGAAATCGCCTCAAGGCAATATTTCCTTCCGGCGTGCCGTTTATGCTTCTCACCGGCGGTGTGAATGTATTTCGCAGCGATGAGATGATGACCGCCGAAGGCAGCGAGATGATGACCGGTGGAAAATAAAACGAAGCGCACGCCGAAAGGCCGGGGGCGTGCAAAAGCGGTGATACGCTTCATCGAGCAGTTGACGATTCCGTCGGGCACCGGCCAGGGCAAGCCGTTCAAGCTCGAATCGTTTCAGAAGGATTTCATCCGCGACATTTACGAGCCGCACATCGGCACGCGGCGCGCGGTGCGCCGTGCAATCCTGTCGATGGCGCGCAAGAACGGCAAGACCGCGCTGATCGCCGCGATCGTGCTCGCGCACCTGATCGGGCCCGAGGCGACGGTACACGGCGAGATATATTCCGCCGCCAATGATCGCGACCAGGCGGGCATCGTGTTCAAGTTTGCGAAGCAGATCGTCGACCTCGAACCCGACCTCGCGGCCGAGCTCGAGGTGGTCCCGTCGACGAAGACGATGATCGCGCGGCGCACCGGCTCGGTGTATCGCGCGATCAGCGCCGAGGCCGGGACCAAGCATGGCTATCTGCCGAGCGTTGTCATCTACGACGAGCTGGCGCAGGCCAAGAACCGCGATCTTTACGACGTGCTCGATACCAGCTTCGGCGCGCGCGAAGAACCGCTATTCATTGCGATCAGCACGCAGTCGAACGATCCGGAGCACGTCCTGTCGAAACTTATCGACGATGGCTTGAGCGGAGTCGATCCGGCGATCGTCTGCCATCTCTACGCTGCGGATGAGGACTGCGACCTGGCGGACGAGGCGCAGTGGCGCAAGGCCAATCCGGCGCTCGACAAGTTTCGCGACTACGAGGACCTCGCGACCGCGATACGCAAGGCCGTCCGCATGCCGGCCGAAGAGCCGAAGGTGCGGAATCTGTTTCTCAATCAGCGCGTGGCGCCGATCGCTTCGCTCATCAGCCGCGCCGAATGGATGGCGTGCATTGGCGAGCCGCGCATCAGGGACGGCGAGGAGGTCTATCTCGCGCTCGACCTGTCGAACACGGTCGACTTGACGGCGCTGATGGTCGGCTCGATCGACGATCCGTGCCGCGTCATGCCGCACTTCTGGAAGCCGAGCGAGTGGCTCACCGAGCATTCCGGTCGTGATTTTGGTTCGGGGTCGCATCGTTATAGGGAATGGGCGGAAACCGGTAACCTGCATATCAGTCCTGGCAAGACGATCGATCCCGAAACTATTGCGCGTTTCATCGCGGAGCTGACGCGCCGCTACAAGGTCCGCGGCATGGCCTATGACCGCTGGCGGATCAACGATCTGTTGCGCGAGTTCGATCGCGTCGGCTTGCAGGCCTACGAGGACGGCGACAAAGGCGGCGACGGCTTGCGGTTGATACCGTGGGGCCAGGGGTTCAAGGACATGGGGCCGGCGATCGACGCGCTCGAAATCGCCGTGATGGAGCGTAAGCTCGTCCATCCCGGCAATCCGATTCTGAATTGGAACATGGCGAATGCCGTCACGGTGCTCGACCCGGCTGGCAACCGTAAGCTCGACAAGGACAAGTCCCGGTTTCGCATCGACGGCGCGGTGGCTCTCGCGATGCTCATGGGACTGCGGGCACGCGATCGCCAGGCGAAGCCGATCGATATCATGTCGTTGATTGGATAACCCATGGCCGAACGCAGTCCGCCGCTCAATACGCTGTACGGCCCGATCTTTGATGCCGGTCAAGCCTATTCAGCGGTGTTGTCGCTGGCTGGCTCCTACGTTGTCGGCCTGATCACGCCGGACGAGTGGACTCCCGCCGTCGTGTCGGTTCTGGTGTCCACAGAGGGCGACAATTACTACGACCTGTTCGACGGCAAGGGTAACGAGTTCAGCTTCAATGTCGTGCCGGGCACGATGATCAATGTCGATCCCAATCTCTTGATGATGGCGGCTCATCTCAGATTTCGTTCCGGTCGACGCAGTGCTGAGGTGCTGCAGGAACACGACCGGCGGTTCTACCTCGTCACCAAGCAGAGCATAGCGGCGTCGCAAGGTGCGTGATCCAGGGTCCTGGCATCATTTCTACACCGGCCGTTATTGGCTGCGCCGACGGAAGCTTCAATTACGCGAGCATCCGCTTTGTAAATTCTGCGCGAAACGCGGCGCGGTTACCCGGGCAACCGTGGTCGATCACGTCAAGCCCCACCGCGGCGACTGGAACAAGTTCGTGCTCGGCGAGCTGCAATCGCTGTGCGCGAGCTGTCACGACAGGCAAAAGCGTTTCATCGAAACCCGCGGCCACAGCATCGAGGTCGGCGACGACGGCTGGCCGATAGACCCAAACCATCCGGCAAACAGGAGTTGAGCCATGGCGCTTGCAATTGTGGGTGGACCCACCATCAGGGCCGGCGAGTCGCTTTCCGACGGTGCCGATTGCTCGGGCGGCAGCATCGTGCGGATCACCGTGCCGCAGGAGTTCACGCCGGCAAATCTCACGTTCCAGGTGTCGAGCAACGGCGACCTCTACAACGATCTGTTCGGCCCGGACGGCACCGAGATCACGGTCTCCGCGAAGCCGAGCACCGGCATCGTGATCGGCGAGCGCTGGACGAAGTCGATCGCCTTCGTGAAGTTCCGCTCGGGCTCGCGCAGTCACCCGGTCGCGCAGCGCGAGGACTGCAAATTC